GATTTTGTCGAGAGAGCCTGTATACAAGCACTCGGCGCGTATCTTTTTGCCGCCGCCGTAAGAAGCGGGGTTGTCGATATTCTTGATAACCCCTATAAGTGAAGACACCAGCGACAGCGCGCCGTCATAGAGCTTGTCGCGATTGTCGGCGCGGTATAACACCCAGCTGACAAACTCGATATAGCACACATCCTCTACATCCTCGTTATTTATCTCGACAAGCGAAGTGAGGATTGCAGGTGTTGACTGCATAAGGCGGCGTACTTCCGCTTCGTCAAAGTTCCCGGCATGGCTTTTGACGATTACCCGTTTATCACTTTTGAATGCCGCCTGTATCTGTTCGATGACGTTGTTTTTCACATCCAAATAAGTCAGTTTCATTGCACCCGCCCTTTTAGGAAGATTTCCGCAAGTTCCGTCAAATCGGCAATATTGTCGGAACTCAAACCCAAATACGGACGTGCCGGAATATTCTTCGGTTTGTAGCCCCACTGATGTACGCCCGCGTATTCCATTGCGGAACCGACCAACACACTCCATTGCCCGCTTTGCTGTACGTCTATCGATTGGTGCAGGTAGCCTTCGCGGTTCAAAAGCGAAACGACTTTTTCAAGCCCTTTCGCCTTTAGTCCACGAAGTGTTGAATCTGCATAGTCCTGCCATTTATTGCCGTCCGGGTCTTCCTGCGTTTCAAGGATTCTTGAGCGCGACTGCTCGACAATCTCATTGCCAAGACTTTTCATAAGCGCAACCCTGTCGGAAGACGATAGGGCAGAGTGATTTAAAATTGCCGAAAGCTCTTTTAACTCGCTTATGTCAATGTTGACAGCCGCGCCGCTCATAACAACTTACCCTTCTTCCAGTAGCGTGGGTCTTCCGTATCATCATCTCCGCCGCCTGTAACGACTGCCGCTTCCTGTAAGTCAGGCCCTGACAGACCGCCCTTATATTCGCGGTCTATCTTTTCCAACAACTTTATGCTGTCGGCATACCACGCGCGAGCATCTTCGCTTGACGTTACCGCGTCCGTAAGCCGGTGTACGGCAATGTCTGCGCAGATACTTTTTAGCGCGGAATCAAACTGCGCCGGAACCGTCTCAACGACATCGCCGTCTTTTAAAAGCCACGGCAATTGTGCAACGATGATTCCCGTCGCGTCTTCAAGCGCAAGAGCGATGCGCTCGGTATCAAGATTGCCGTCATCAGCAAGCGGTAAAGAATTTGCCGCCGCCCGCCTTTGAAGTTCCGAAACGGTCAGAAGACTTCTCATTCGACAGTCTTTCCGTCAAGCCACGGGTCGTTTTTAAGGATTTCCGCGACGTCTTCACTAACTTCGTACTCCGCCTCGACCGGCGTAAAACGCAAGCCTGCACGGAAGTACGACGGCTTTCCGGTTTTGCTCCGAACGCGGAGACGGATTTTCTTTTCTCCGGAATCGTCGCCGTCCGCGCTTTTCGGATTGTCCCTGCCGCCGTCTTTCGGTGTTTCTTTTTCAGCGTTTCCGTCCGACTTTTCGGCATCTCCGTTCTGCGCGGTTTTCAAGGCTTTTTGTGCGGCTTCCGCTTTTTCCGCCGCGTTTTTATGAGCAAGAGTCAGCCCCTGCACTTTCTTTTTAAGGCTTCCGTCTTCAGGACTTGCCTCAAGCTCCTTTTTTGCGCTTTCAAGTTTTTCAGCCGCCGCCTGCAACGCTTCCGCCGCTTTCTTTGCGTCTTCTTCAAGTTGTTCTATACTCTTATCCATACCGTACCTCCTACATCCAGCGGCACGTAATAAGTTTGACGCGGTTGTAATTGATGTTGGACTCTCCGCCGACAAGGTTCTGCTTCAAAAGAATCGCTTCCGCCGCCGCACGGTTCGTGCTGTCAACGACCAAGTGCGTCGCCCTCAAGCCCAAAGGCTCACCGCCGTCGCGCTTGAACGCTTCCATCATGCCGTAGGCTTTTTGGAAGTTGTCAGCCGTCAACTCCTCTTTTGAAGCGACCGCCTGCTGCCAAAGACCGTAGCCCCAGTTGCCGCGATAACGGATGCCGTAAAGGTATTGGTCTTTCATGAACACGATTTGATTGCTTGTATCTTTGATTTCGTCGAACTCAGGCTTAAAGCGTTCCTGCATGATAAAGGGCTTTAACGGACGGCTTAAATCGAGCAGGAACCACGGCGCACCGCTTCCCGAACCGAGAATGTTTGAAGTTTGCGTATTGCTTCCTGTTCCGTCCGGCTTTTCGTAAACAGGGTGGTCGGTATCAAAAAAGTTCTGACCGTCGTAGCAGAGCGCGGAAAAGCCGTTTTTCATAAGCGACGCAATTTCACGCCAGAAAAAGTCTGCGACTTCCTGCCCTTCGCTTTGCGCAAGAGTGCGGTACTGTCCGAGCGAATCGTCTTCAATGTCCGTCCGCTTAATTCCGAGCGTCGCCTCGTAGAGCTTATTTTCGATTTCATACGAAAACTCTTTCATGTCGTTTATGACGCGGTCGCCAACCCATTCGCGCATTTTCGGGAATGCGCCGAGCCACGCATACGAGTTTGAGCGCGTAGAACTGGTAATAATCGTTACCAGTTCCTTGTAGTCGTCTCTGTTGATTGCCGCATTGAATGCCTGCTGGTACTCCGAGCGCACCATTGTGCGCAGAGCTTGCAATGTACTGTCTTTAATTATCATCTTGTCCCCCTAATTATTGAGCCGTGCCCGTTTTGATTCTCTGCCATTCTTCATGGGTGTAGCCCATCGCCTTGCAGAATGATTCGTCTTCCGCGTTGAGTTCCGTAGCCGTTCCGCCGACAGGAGGCTCGCCCGCCGCCGCAGAAGTTCCTGCCGGAATGAGTGCGGGAGTGCTTTCCATGATTTTTGCAAAGTTTGAAAGCCCTTCCTGAGTGGCGCACATGGCAAGATATGCGTCCTTACTTGCAGGAGCGATTTTGCGGTCTGCAACAGCCTTTTCAACTGCGGCAACCGCTTTCTCTTTGAGTTGCGCGGCGTTGAGTTCGGCAAGCTGCTTTTCAGCGTGGGCTGCCCGCGCTTCCATCTGCGCCAAATCCGCACGCGGCGCGTAGGCGGTAAGGTCTACCGGCCTTGCGCTGTTGATTTGGGTTTTAAGCGCGGTAACGGCGGCAATCGCGTCGTTTTCTGTTGCGCTCTCCGCCAAGCCCAGCGCGGCGCACAATTCTTTATCCATTCTTGTCTCCTTTGCAGGATTCTCCGCCTGCCCGGATTGCGTACTGTTTAAAGCGGGCAAGTCGATGTTCGGTGAGTTGGTAAGCCCCGCCCGTAAGATTTTTATGATTTCTCCGCTCGTATCGACTTCAAAAACGGGAGAGATGTAGCGGTATTCCTGATTTTCCAACGCCGCTTTCCCCTTCGCAGTCCATGAAACATCCGCCCAAATGGAGCCGTCTTCTTTTGCTTCGATGTTGGTAAACCAGCCCATTGCGGGGGCGGCTTCGCCTTTTGACGCTTTTAAGTCTGTTGAGTGATTTTCGTCGATAGGATGCTGAGGCAGGTACTCATTCGACTTTTGCGCAATGACTTCCGGATTACGCTTCGTCCACCTTCTGCCGTCTCGCCCTGCGACAAAGTCGCCTGCAGGCAGTAGGTTGAGTTTTGCAGGGATTTTTCCCGCTTCCGCATTCAGACATAAAAAAAGACTGTCAGTGTTCATACCGACAGTCTATCGTGTTTTTTTAATCAATCTGATGTAAACGTGTTTAAAAAATAAACTCCATTTGCGCTTTATTTTCCACCGCTTCGTGATACAGCTTATAAATCCAGCCGAAAGAACAGCCGTATTTTCGGCAAAGATTCCGAAGCGTCTCCGTCTTACCGTCATACGCGCTTAAAACTTCCTGCGCGATTATGTCGCGGAAAGCGTTGCGCTCAAGTGGGACATACCATTGAACGCCGCCGTATAATGCAGACAAAACGTCGAGTATCTTCTCCGCATCCGCATCTCCGATTGCGTCAGCCATCACTCCGAGTATCTCATCGCCAAGTTCAGACTTTTCCGCCCGCAACGGAATATAAAGCTGTTGCCCGCCGTACCAACTACTTAACGCCCGCAATGCTTTTAAGACTTGCGCTTTCTCTATACCTCGTCCGCTTACGTCCCGAAACATATCAAGC